ATTTCAGCTTTGTATAGGCCTCGTCCTGACTGATGTTGTAAAACGACGCCACGTCGCCAGCCAGCCCCGTCAGTGCCGTGGCCATCTCATAAGCTTGCTTTTCGCCAAAGCCGAATGCCTTCGACATCGCTCCGAAGGTTCCAGTGAACTTCTTTGCCATCGTCTCTGATAAGCCAAATTGTACCGCCGCATTCTTTGCAAAGTCATTAATCTGCTTCGACATCCGTGGGAACGTTACATCAACAACGTTCTGCACTTCCTGCAGGTCGGAGCCCAATTCGATACATTGGGCCCCGAAATCTATCAGCTTCTTAACTGCAAAAGCAGCCGCCAGGGCTGCACCAGCTTTCTTGGCCAGCCCCTGGATGCCCTTCATCTGCTTGTCAAAATCGTTTTTATTAACTACAAGGTCAAGACCAATCTGACCAACGCTGTCAGCTGCCATCCATATCACCTGCCTCTATCTAAAATCAGACATCGGCTCATAATGGCACTACTTGTCTTGGTTAATCTTTATCTCAAACTCCCTTTTACAACTCTTCCCCTTGCATCTGGCAAATATGCCAGCGGAAACTGCCATCTTGTCATAAAAAATAGGCATTCGATACCCACAATAGGGGCAGGATACCTGCATTCTTATTTTTTCAATATTTACCACCTCCGCACATAGCCGCAAACATCTTCTCCAGACCGGCCATTTCTTTCTCGAAGGTTTTCTCATCCATTTCCTTTACTTCCCGGTTACGCCAGTCATCATATATCCGGCGCTGGTCCTTTGTATAATGCTTGATGATATCCTTATCCGTTTCAGACCGGATGGCCACCACCCGGCCAAGGGCAGTCTCCGGGGACAGGCCGGCAATCAGCGCCTTGAATTCGTCCCAGGAGACTGTTTCAAACTCTTTCGTTCGTACTCTTAGCCCATACTGTGACAGAAAACTGGACACAATCAGATCCCAGTCATCAAACATGTCATAGTATGGGCCACTGCTCTCCCCCGGCAGGTTCCTCCACGCCGGAAATAAGCTGCACTGCCTCCTGGACCACAATAATCAAGTCACTAAAGCCCAGCTTCATCTTTTCCATCTCTTTCTTGGATTTTTCCGGGAACATCAGGTCATATGCGTCCAAGATTTCCTGTGCACCCGGGTCGTCACCTGACATCAGACCCATAACCTTAAGCATGGTCGGCGCATCTGCGTTGACCTCCAGTGCCTTTCCCTTTATTACCAGGGATGGGTTCCCTTCAAAACTCAGTTTATCTGTGATATCTACCTTCCTTGCCATAATCAAATCCTCCTTATGCCCCTGGTGCCGGCGTGAATGTCGGGGCACCATATCCCGTCACCTCAAACTCCAGCGCGTCAATGTTGGTCGTATCGCCGCCGCCTGGTGTAGTCACGTTCACGACCACGTCACAGGCCAGCTTTGCGCCGGATACCATAGTCCATTCAAACTTAGTCATGACATCCTGCCCGAACTTCCAGGACAGGCTGGCAATATAGTCATTGGCTGGGTCCCCGACCGACCTTTTACCCTTAAAGGAAAAGCCCAGTTTTTTACCGGTCATAGCTGCCTTTGCCCAGCCCTTCGCATCCATGGAGTACCATTCCTCCACAGTACCGTCAATTGTCGGAGCGAAGTTCTCCAAGTCTAACGGTACAGCCATATCCTCCTCTGCACTTTCGCGGCCTTTTATACCAAACTTAAACACATTGTTATGCACCGGATACACTTTTCCAGTTGCTTCTGCCATCTCTTATACCTCACTTTCTCTGATATACAAAATCCAGCCATATCACATATTCGTATACGCCCTTGTCATCCGTCCCCACATCCACCGGTTCTGGAACCTGGAGGATGATGCAGTTAATGGGCGTATCCTCTATAGACAGGCTGGACACGTTTTTAAGTTTCTCATATAACTCATAGGCGGCCCGTTCTGACGCCTGCACATCCTTATCCCAATGGACCAGCAGGGATATGCGCCGAATGTCATAGCTACTGTAATCATAGCCGCCCAACGCCATCACAGGAGGACCGCTTCCCTGCCGGTGGTACACACCAATGGAATGCTCCTTCTTATTGTTCAGCTTGCCTATATAGACATTCTTGTCCTCAGCAATCCCAAAACAGGCTATGTATCCCCGGATGTCATCCAAAGTCAGCATCACACACCACCTACTTTCTTGTATAGCCTTTTAAAGGCGTTCTTTGCAAAATCCTGACTTACTCCACCCTCCATCCAAGGTTCGTACCACATACCACCTGCAAACGGATTTTCATCCGTCTGGAAGTTGTACTCCGGGTGATAATACAGACGGCGCGCATAGGGTGTGCTGGAAACCAGTGTTACTTTGCCTTGCTTGGATTCACTGTAGTCGACAAATGTACTCTCATTTTGCAGATTTCCAGTTTCAAAAGGCATCACCTGGGCCTGTACAACCTCTGTATGCAGCGCCTCCGCGGTCATCTCCAAGGCAGTCACTGCCGCCTGTGTAAGCTGCTTAATCCGCGGGAAATTCATCTTCACAGTTGATTTAACCTGCATCAGACCACATCCAACTGACAATAGTTAACTGTCCCATCCGGATTTCTGGCCTTCATCCCCTGCTCAATCCTCCGCTCTTCCCCGAATATGATAACGATACCCCCGCTTAAGGTTGGGAAGTCCGGGGCAATATCCCCAGGGAACAAAGCTGTACCCGTTATCTGCACCAGCTTCTTTTCCGCGGTAAGGATTGTCTTAGCTCTGTCCTGGAAGTTGCATTTCAATTCCAGGTCCAGCGCCTTCTCCGGCTGACCGTGGTTATCCGTGTCCTCCGACTCCAGATGGACGTGTATATCCGTCCTGCATAGCCGTTTTGGCACTAAACATGGGTATTTCATGGCTCACCTCGCTAACCGGCAGCACAGACCCGTCTGGGACAGCAGGGCGTACACATCGCGCTTCATGGCTACACCCTTGTCTGTAAATACGTTCCAGCTGCTACCGAACTGTGCGGATACACCGTTGATGCTGTAGCCCTGCAGGATGGTATTAATCTCGTCCGCGTTCTCATACTCAAAGTCCGCCTGCTGGCAGACCACTTCCTGTATGGTTTCCTGCTGGAAGGCCGTCAGATTAGAAAATCCCCGGCCTACAATCCGGTTGTAGGTCAGGGAATCAACGTGGCGGCTGGCCTGATTAAGGGCCCTGTCCAGCTCATCCATGGGGATTACGGTCCCCTTGTATACATCACAGTAATATTCATATGTGGCATAGGGTTCATAGGGCATATTACTCACCTGCCTTTTTACTCTCCGCTTTCTTTGCCGGTTCCTGCTTTGCGGCCCGGAGTGAAGCAAGTTCCTCCCTCAACGCTACATTTTCGGCATTCCTTTCAGCCGCTAGGTCCTGAAGGCGCTCAATCTCTTTCACTGCCTTCATGTGTTCATCATAAGGTATTGTCTTTCCGCGTCCATATGCGGTCACCTGGCCATCATCGCCCACAATATCAAAGCCAGCGTCCTGATAGGACTTCTGCTGGCTTTCATCAATGGTGTACTCTTTATTTCCCTTAACTGCTCTCATGCTACCTCCTTACGCTCCGGCCGCTTCCACATTCATGGCACACCCATCAACCTTCTTTTCAAGAAGGAACAGGTCTCCGTAACAACGGTTCTGATACAAATACCCATCTGCCGTCCTTGAATCTGTTCCTGGGGTAAACAGCTTGATATAGCTGTATTTATCCCGGCATACCACACAAGAGGCATGAATCAGAATCCAGTTAATCTGCTTCGCATCAGAGGCAGCCACGCATCCTGTAGTGAAGTCATACTTAGTCTTCATCCTGGCCGCAGGCACCATCTTAATGGTCACATCATCCAGGCTATGTACCTTACGATTGATTGTGGACGGGGACGTTACGGTCATGACCCTCTGGAGTCCTTCCGCCTCCTTCACAATCTTATTCATGGTTGGGGTGACATACAGCATTCTCCCTTCTTCCGGGACGCCAGCCTCATCCATTCTCGCCATCTCCTCATCAAAAGCTTCCAGGAAGTTGGCTGCCGTGATGACATCAGTACTGATACGGCCAGAATAAGCGGTCAGTTCTGCATGAAGTTTGGAATAACGATAGGAATCTTTTTCCGGGATGGCCTGTTCGGTCTCAAAAGTGTTCTGTATGTTTGCCACGGATAAGGTCAGGTTTGTTTCGTCAATGTCCATGGGGTCAATCCAGAACTCAACATCCCTGTCGTGTTCCAGTTTCTTTGCCTCCCAGTCATTACTGAGCGTTCCTGAGTTAAAGCCTGGTGTCCGGGTATGGTCTTTGTATCCGGTCACTGCCATCCTCGGAAGCTTGATGGTCTGGGCGTTAATGAATTTCACCTGCTGGTTACTCTGTGTCAGTGCATCAGAGCACAACTCCTTTGCATATTTCTGCTGCAGGAGCTGGGTGAAGGTTGTTGCATAATCATATACTGCCATTTCTTAATCCTCTCTTTCTTTAGAGTCCGAACGCCTTTTTAAGGGCGTCATCTGTTGTCTGGGTCTGTTGCTGCCCGCTGGCTGCGCCCACCTGGATGAATCCGGTGGATCCTGGTGCCTGGGGTTTTAGTGCCGGCACGTCCTCCAGCACCTTGTTCAGGGCTGCCTTAAGTGCCTCATCATTGATTTTCCCATCCTGCCCCATGACCTGGCCTAAATCTGCCATCTTTAGGACATAGGGGATTGTCTTGGCGTCAATGCCAAGGCCGATGGCTGCCAGTGTAGCAGCTTTATCAATCTCCGCCTGCTGGGCTGCCGCCTGGGCCTGGGCAAGCTGGGATTGGATAGCTCCAACGTCCGGCTGCTGGGCAGCTTTCTGCTGCTTAAATGTCGCCATTGCCTGCTCGGCCTCTTCCTGGCTCAGCCCCTGTTGCTTGAAGTAGGCTTTCAGGGCCGTGTCCTCTTTAGCTGCCAGGGTGCCCTCCAACATCTGCTGGATTTTGGTATAATCAATCTGCGGTACTGTTGGTGGCTGCCCTCCGGCCGAAGACGGCTGTGTCTGCTGCCCCTGCCCTGCTGCCGTCAGCTCGATTCCTCCTGCTCCACCAGTAGGCTCTGCAAATAACTGTAAGTTCATTGTGAATTTCTTTCTCATCGTTTATGCTCCTTTCCATTTTAAGGGTGTCACCCTTTACTGCTATCCATTGTCATCGGTGTCACCGGCCGCGCACCTTTTTAGGCCTTGTCGCGTTTTGGCACAAAAATAAGACGCATTACCCTGCGCCCCAAAGGGAGATAATCGGATCACCTCCTATCTGTTGTGATATCGCAACAACTAAAAATACCACCAGCCATCACATGCTTAATTTGACATTTTGGGCATAATATCGTATAATACAGATAAGATATCTTTTAAAGAGGAACGGTACCTGACCCCCACTTATTGGGTTGGGCCATCGTTTCTCTTTATTTTTTTCTCCTGAAGATTTTTCTTATCTGGCCATCTTTAATAAATATTATTTTATCTACAAAGGCTGTATGTCTTGACCAATAAATATCGTCTGCCTGTTTATATAACTCACTCTCATCCAACGGACATTGAGTAATCTCTAGGATAAAATTGCCCGCCTGTCGTTTTTTCTTTGAAACCACATTATAAATCAAATTTTTGCTTGTGCCTGACAACTCTTTTAAATCAAATGCCTCTCCTCTGAATATGTAATCTGGCGTTGATATTCCAGGTGGATCCAAAACCCTGGGAACCATGAATATTTCGCCTCCGAGTTCACGTTTCAAAAGTTGCGCTATCTGTTTTTCCTTATCTGAATAATCCAACAATACATGTTTTCCATCAACCTTATATGTAGTGCCGTTTAATGTATATTCAGATAGGTCAACTACTTCATGCGAGTTCGGTGACGCCTCTTCCATCCATTTTTCTGTAACATCCAACGACCTGCCCATGCCACCAGTTTTAATTTGGATGTCACGCCACTCCTTCATCCTCTGTCCGTACTGCTTCTTATTGCCCTCATCCAGTGAATACTTATCCAGCCTTCCATACTTCTCTGCTTGCCTTGCAGCGTATTGCCGGTCAGCTTCCTGTTTATTTACCTGTCCAATAGCTTCTAATTCGTCTTTTGACCAAGTATCATCTGCCGTGGAAATGCTTGGAAAATAGGTGGTGTGGCTGTCCTTGCACCGGGGATGATACAGGCCGGACGCGATGGCAGTACTCATCAGCGGATATGGGCCATCAGATTTCTTTCCACCTGACCACACATCATCAATCAGCACCTTGCCGACAAATGGCAGGCACTTCGGACACGGGTTCCCGCGCTTGTTGACAATCACGGTAGTAATCCCCCATTCCTGCCGCTTCTCTCCCTCGCCCTGCAGGTAAGCCCGCTTGCTGGCCGTCCGGATGGCCATGTCGGCATAATCTGCCAGGGTATGACGGGCACCATTGGCATACTCTACACAGTTAAGGCCCCGTGAGAGCATATCCCTGGTAGCCATGTCCACTGCCTTCTCGTAGGTTCCTGCACCGGTATTGGCATAAACCTGGGCATTGAAGATTGCCTTACGATAATCATCATTAGCTTTACGCAGGACAGCCGTCTCCGCCGCTTCCATGTCGTGGGTAGTGGCCTCGATCAATGCTTCCAGCTTCCGGTCATTCAGTTTAAAAAACTCGGCGGTGGCACCTTTGCTGATTTTCCTGGCTGGAAATCCTTTGCGGATGGCGTTCAGTATCTGGATTTCCTGCTGCATGTTCCCACGCTGCCTGGACATTCTGATAAGCTCACCCATCTCGTTGTTGAGATTCCGAAACAGCTTTCCATACCGTTTTCGATTCTCCCGCTTGTACTTCTCCAGGGCCTTTAGTTGTTCGGCCTGCCACATGGACCACTCAATGCCTTCCTTCGTTTCCTCGGCACGGTGGCGGTCCATGTTCCGTATCATAGACTTGATAAGTTCATCCTCTATGGCCTGGAAGGCAGCACCTATATCATACTCATTATGTTGCACTCATCAGCGCCCCTTCCGCTCCAGGCGTGCCTCCTTCTGACAAATACACTCCCTTATTTGCATACACCTTGAATCCCTGCGCCTTGAATTGCCGTGTCAACGCCTTGAGCTGGGTCACGCTGCTGCATTTATCGCAACGCAGTTCCGCGTACCCCTGCTTCTCAATTGCGTAGATACCCAGTGGTACCTGTTCCTTTGCCACCTGCAGCAGTCCCTGGTACTCCTTCTGGCTCATCTGATACAGACGGTTCATTACCTTGACCTTCATCTGGCTTTCCTCCCTTCATGTTAAGTTGAAAACTGCCAGCAGCCGTATTGATTCCGGGTTCTTCCACTTTCGCAATGCCCTGCTCCGCTTTCAGCCTGGCAATTTCCTCCTGCTTCCACTTCTCGTCCTTGCTATCACCATACAATTCCTCCACCTGAGCCTCGATGCTCATCATTGGAACGCCGGGACGGGCCTTGGCCAGGGTCTCCACCTGGCTCTCAAAGGATGGGTTTGCATACTCACCGAAGGGGATATCCACTTTGACCTCCTCCACCCCCTTACCATGAAGGATATTGCAAGCGTTGATTGCCGCGCTGACCAGCTCCGGAAGAGTCTCCTGCAGAGCCTCCACAATAGCATTCCGGGTGTACAGGGTAGCTTTTTCCTTTTCGCGCTGCGCTTCGGCGTTGTCCAGCTTCTTGACATCAATCCCCAGAGTGGATGGGCTGATAACGCCCTGCAGGCACAGGTCCAAAGCTGTACAATAGGACGCCAGATAACTATCGTGGGGGATAGTTGGCTGCACCACATTGACCTTGTTATCTGCATTCTCTGACATATCATTATCAGAAGCAAAATATCGGTCGTCAAATGGGTTCGGCCGGATGACCTTCCCTGTCTCCGGGTCGTGTGGCACCAGGCAGTCCGGTATGTACGTCTTGGCCCGACCAGCACGCAGCGCATCCATCCACTGAGACCATGCCTCGTCGAAGGCATCGAAGCTGTCCAATTTGCCATCAAAAATAGAGCCTCCGCGGCTCTCATATTTGGTAGACTCGTATATCTGCAGTGGCACGGCCAGGATGACTGTGTCGTCAAATTTCGTATCCTTGATTCCCTTCGTTGCCTCTATGGCACCCATATCCACCTGCGCATCTCCCTTATACAGTTCGTTG